TTATTTCTGTAAAAGGAGACAAAAACAATATTATGGCATGGTTCAACTTATTAGGGATGGCAGTAAAAACGGGAGCACATATTTACTCCAACCGACAGAAAACAAAACAAGCAATGTCAGACGCACAACTCATGCACGCCCAAAAGATGGCGTCGGGTGAGGAAGCTTACCAAGGTAAACTCCTAGAAGCTAGACAATCCGATTGGAAAGACGAAGCGGTCCTTATAATCTTATCAACTCCTATAGCAGTGCTTGCTTGGGCAGTCATAAGCGAGGATCCAACAGCGATGGACAAAGTAAAATTGTTCTTTGATATGTTCTCGCAACTTCCGTCTTGGTTTACAAACCTGTGGATTCTTGTGGTAGCGTCGATATATGGAATAAAAGGAACTCAGATCTTTACTAACCGTAAAAAATAATTTAAGACTATCTCATGATAGAAGGAGACAGTTTTGAATATGAATTACTTGAGAGATGGGCTAAAGGATTTGATTGCCAAGGCTTCAAATCATGTGAGATCGGAGTTTGTAAAGGATATGGGTCTTGGACTATTATCAAAAACGTCGTTAATAATTATATCCATGTGGGTGTTGATCCTTACGGTGATCTAGAATATCAACACTTCGATAAACAAGAAAATTATAAATGGGACGGGTATGAAAGAGGTAAAGCTCCTACATATCCTGATACAATGCGAGATACAATGCTGAATGATTTCAAATATATAAGAAATCAAGGCAAATTTACATTATGCAATATGACTGACAAAGAATTTATGAATAATTCTGAGCATAAAGATTCAAAATTTGCTTTTGTGCATTTTGACGGTCCACATATGACAAAAGATGTCATAACTGAAGCTGTTTGGTTTGCAGAGAGAGCAGCACCACATACAAGATTAGTCTTTGATGATTATCCTTTATATGACATGAATTTAATAGCTAATATGATGCAATATTATGGTTTCAAAGGCCTTGAGAAAGGCAAAAATAAAGTTTGTTTAGAAAAAAATGAATCTTGATTTAGATACACTACAATCAATAAGACACTACATAAAAAAACAGATTGAGAAGACAAAGGACGATCTGGTGTACCATGTAGACACAATCGACAACCTATCGTATTCTAGAGGTAAGCTCAGCGCTTTAGAAACGCTGCTACAGGATCTTAAAGACCTGCAGAGAAACGAGGAGAATGTCGATGACGATAATAACACCTGACTCAACACTTGTTGGAGTCAAAACAAACAATGGTGAGGCTGCACCAGATTCGAAAGAAACAGCTATACCTACAGATCCAGAGGGTATTAAAAAATATCTTGCAGTAATTCCAAAACCAGTTGGATATAGACTTTTAGTTAGACCATATTCTGGTCCAAAAAAAACTAAAGGTGGAATTATTTTAACTGACACAGCTAGTGAAACGATTCAAATGACAACCGTAGTTGGTCTTGTTGTTGAAATGGGAGATCTTTGCTATGCAGATAAAAGTAAGTTTCCAAAAGGTCCTTGGTGCAAGAAGGGTCAATTTGTAATCTACGGTAGATATGCCGGATCAAGATTCAAAACAAAATATGGTGAACACCGTATTTTGAATGATGATGAAATCATCGCAACAATTAGTAAACCAGAAGATATTCTGCACTTATATTAAGGAGGACACATCATGAGTGATGCAAAAGACAAAAATCCTGAAGTAGATATCGATCTTGACGATGTAAAAGAAACTGAAGTCAAAGTAGAAGAAACAAAACAGGATGAATCAAAAGAACCAAATTTAAATGTTGGTGAAGTTGATTTAGGATACACTGAACACGATAAACAGGAAAAGAAAGAAGAAATTACTGTTGAAGAAGTTCAGGAAGAAGAAAAACCAAAGGAAGAAGTACAAGAAGTTAAACCAACTTCTGAACCAGATGATCTTACACAAGTATCTGAGAACGTTAAAAAAAGAATTGATAAACTTACACGTAAAATGCGTGAAGCAGAGAGAAGAGAAAAAGCTGCTTTAGATTACGCTAAGGGTATTCAAAAAAAGTATGACGATACTCAGACAAAGTATGATTCAACTGATGAAAAATACTTGAAAGAATTTGATGCTAGAGTAGATGCTCAAAGAGAACAAGTAAAACGTAAGTTAAAAGAAGCGATAGAAAACAATGATGCTGAAAAGATCATGGAAGCTAACGACGAACTTACACAATTAACAGTCGAAAAAGAAAAAGCTAGAATTAAGATGGCTGATAGAGAAGCTAGACTTAAACAGCTTGAAGAGCAGAAAAATGCTCCAAAACAAGAACAACCATCACAAGAAAGACCTCAAGATACAGAACCTAGCAAGAGAGCTAGAGAATGGGCGTCAAAAAATGCATGGTTTGGTAATGATAAAATCATGACAAACGCAGCAATGACTGTGCACGAAGATCTAGTGGGCATGGGTGTTGATGTAGAAAGTGATGAGTATTATAATGAAATAGACAAACGAATGAAGGATAACTTCCCTCATCGTTTTGCTCAAGAGCAACGTAGACCCGTCCAAAAAGTTGCTTCTGCTGGTAGAACTCAGCAGGGACGTAGATCTGTGAGACTCACCAAATCACAGGTGGCGATAGCCAAAAAATTAGGGGTGCCACTAGAAGAATACGCTAAATTCGTGAAGGAGGTATAGAATGAGCGATAATAATAATAGAACTTCACGCGCGTCAGAAGAAAAAAAAGAGGTAAGACAAAAACCTTGGACGCCACCATCATCTCTGGATGCACCACCTGCGCCAGACGGTTTTGTTCATAGATGGATAAGAACCGAAAGTATGGGTTTTCAGGATACAGCTAATGTATCTAAAAAAATGAGAGAAGGTTGGGAATTTGTGAGAGCCGAAGAAATAAAAAATAAATTAGGCGATCATTCTTATCCAGTCATAGCTCAGGGAACTTACGCAGGTTTGATCGGGGTTGCTGGCCTTGTGTTGGGAAGGATACCTGAAGAAATCGCAAAAAGCCGTGCTGAGTATTTTAAGAAAATTACTCAAGATAGAGTCGACGCGGTGGATAACGATGTCATGAAGGAACAACGACCGGAGATGCCTATGAATATTAATAGACAATCTCGCGTAACTTTTGGTGGTGGAAAAAAATCCTAATTATTTGGGAATCTTCACTCCAAAGTAAAGTAAAGTAAAAATAATAGGAGAAAAACAACTATGGCTAATACAGCTGAAAAATATGGTCTAAGACCGGTAAGAAAGTTAGATGGTTCTCCATTTATTAACGCACAAAACAGATACAGAATTGCTAGTAGTTATGGTACAGCAATTTTCCAAGGAGACTTGGTAAAACCTGTAACTGGTGGCGGAGTTGAAAGAGCAGTTGCTAATACTTCCGACAAAGTCATTGGCGTTTTTAATGGAGTGTTCTACACAGACCCTACTACTCAGAAGCCGACGTTTAAAAACTATTACCCAGGTGGCATTGCAGCTAGTGATATTATCGCTAATGTAATTGACGACCCAAGTGTAGTTTACTCGATCGACTCTGATGGAGCGTTTGCAGTAGCTGACATCTTTAAAAACTTTGCAATAACAAACGTAACAGGTAACACGTTAACTGGTATATCTGAAGTCCAATTGGATCACAGTGTATCTGGATTAACAACAAGTGGAACTGTTCTTCAAGCTATCGATATTTCACAAGACACGAATAACTCGACAGCGGGAAGCGCGAATGTAGATGTTTTGGTTAGAATTAATAACCATTTCTACAGTCAAGGCACAGGCTTATAATAGGATAGGAGATAAATTATGGCTATATCAAGATCACAGCTAGTTAAAGAACTAGAGCCAGGATTGAATGCACTATTCGGCCTGGAATACAATAGATACGACAATGAGCATGCAGAGATATTCAATACTGAAACTTCAGACAGAGCGTTTGAAGAAGAAGTAATGTTATCTGGCTTTGGCACAGCAGCAACAAAAGCTGAAGGTGCTATGGTCACTTTTGACCAAGCTACTGAAGTATATACTTCAAGATACACTCACAATACTGTGGCGTTAGCATTTGCTATCACAGAAGAGGCAATTGAAGATAACTTATACGACAGATTAGCAGGCAGATACACAAGAGCTCTTGCAAGATCAATGGCGCAATCAAAACAAATCACAGCAGCGAACATTTTAAATAATGGTTTCGACAGTAACTTTACAGGTGGAGACGGTAAAGCTCTTATGACTACTGATCACCCACTTGCAAATGGTGGTACATTCAGAAATGAATTATCAACTGCTGCAGATTTATCAGAAACATCGTTAGAACAATCGCTTATCGATATCGCAGCGTTTGTAGACGAAAGAGGATTAAAGATCGCTCTTCAAGGTAGAAAATTAATAATTCCAAAAGAATTACAATTTACTGCAGAGAGAATCATGAAGTCACCTTTATCTACAACAGCTGGTGGTTCAAATGCGTTTGCGAAAAACGACATCAATGCGTTGATGAACATGGGTATGGTTCCAGAAGGGTACAGAATTAACCACTTCTTAACTGATACTGATGCATTCTTCATTTTGACTGATGCGCCTAACGGTTTGAAACACTTTGTTAGATCGCCAATCAAAACTGCGATCGAAGGTGATTTCGACACTGGTAACGTAAGATTTAAAGCTAGAGAAAGACACAGCT